TGCGCTGGACTATGCGGCGAAGCTCTCGGACGTCTCCACCGAGGAGCTTGGCGCCGGCATCTCGCGCCTGACCGCGAAGATGGGCGATGTCGCTCAGGGGTCGAAGGAAACGGTCGCGATCTTCAAGGCGCTCGGCGTTTCCGTGCTCGGAGCCGGGGGCCAGATGCGCCCGACCGAGGAGGTTCTTGGCGACATCGCTGATCGATTCTCCGAGTTCGCTGACGGCCCGGAGAAAACGGCGTTCGCGATCGAGATATTCGGTCGCGCCGGGGCGAAGCTCATTCCGCTGCTCAATCAGGGGCGCGACGGCCTGCAGGAGATGCGCGAGGAAGCCGAGCGTCTCGGGATCGTCATCGACTCGAAAACAGCGAAGGCGGCCGAGGACTTCAACGACAACTTGACGCGCCTGAGCGCGACCACGCGCGGCGTTCTGATGGATGCCTTTACGCCGCTGATCGCGTCGCTGGGTGAGATCGCTGCCAGGTTCCTCGATGCGCGTCGAGAGGGATTGGCGTTCGGCGAGTCGCTCGACGTCGCGCTCGCGATCAAGGGATTCGGCACGCTCGAGGAGAAGATCGCCAGCGTTCGCGAGAAGTTAGAGGGCAAGAGGTCCGGCCGCTGGACCGGCCTGTTCTCGAACCAAAGCGAGGCCGAACTGACTGCCGAGCTGAACAAGCTACTCGCGATTCAGCGCAGGGTCGAGTCGCGTGCGACTGCACAGCATCCGGCCGGGTTCCGGTCGTCGCTGTTCGGTCCGCGCGAGGCGACTGGTGCTACACCCCGGTTCCCGACCAATCCGACCGGCGGGAAAACGCCCGCCGAGCAACTCGCCGATGAGGTCGCGCAGTTGCAAAAGCGCGCGGCGGCGCTCGGCGAGAACAAGATCGTCGAGGAGGCAATCTGGGAAGTCACGAAAGGCCGATTCAAAACGCTGTCCGACGGCGAAAAACAGCGGCTCATCGACGCCGCGAAGGCGCTGCAGGCAGCAACCGACGCCGAGGAGATCGAACGGAACCGCGTCAAGACGATCGGCGAACAGCATGTGGCCGAGATGCGGCTGCTCGAGGCGTCGCAGAAGGTCAACGCATCGGTTGATGCGGAGCTTGCGCTCGAGAGACAGTACCAGGGCCTGCTCGACGATACGGCGCAGTCCGAGGCCGATCGGTTCATTCGGATCGTCGACTACATCGAGAAGCAGCGCGAGCTGGGCCGAATATCGGCCGCTACGGCTGCCGAGATGAAGAAGCTCGCCACCGGGGTTCCGGAAAAGTTGAGCGAGGCCGACGAGTGGGCGCGCGAAGCTGCTCGGAACATTCAGGATGCGCTCGGCCAGAACCTGTACGACATCCTCGACGGTAAGTTCGACTCGATTGGCCGCAGCTTCGGCAACATGCTCAAGCGCATGGCTGCCGAGGCGATGGCGGCGAACCTGTCGAAAATGCTGTTCGGTGATTACGCGAAGGACGGCAAGATCAGCGGGTGGCTCGGCGACGGCCTCGGATGGTTGGCGAGCCGCTTTGGCGGCGGCGGACTCACGATGCGTGCATCTGGCGGCCCGGTGTCGGCCCGCACGCCGTACATGGTCGGCGAGAAAGGGCCGGAAGTGTTCATGCCGCTGGCGAGCGGCAACATCGTTCCGAACAACCAGTTGGGCGGCGTGACAGTCGCGCCGACCATCACGATCAACGGAGAGATGAGCCGCAGCCAGGAAGCGCGCCTCGCTGTGATGATGCGCAATGTCGCGCTCGCGACGATGGCCGATAGCCGCAGGCGGGCGATGGCATGAGCACGATCGCCTACCCGAGCACGCAGGCGTTCATGGTCGAGGAGTTCTCGCTCGGCCTGCAGCGCAACCTCACGCAGCGCAGGAACCCACTGACCAGGCGCCGCACGACCATCGAGCATGTCGGTGCGCTCTGGGTCGCGACGCTGATCTATCCGAACAACAGCCTTGCCGATCGCGCGCAGATCGAGGCGTTCTGGAACCGGGTGTCCGATGCCGACGAGGTCGTGAGCCTGTGGCACCATACGCGGCCCCTGCCTCGCGGGACGTTGCAGGCAAACACGACGACCGCTGCCAGTGCGTCCGAGGGTGCGTCGACCGTGAACATCACGGCGACGACCGGCTTGACCCTGTTGGCCGGCGACATGATCTCGCTCGCGCTCACAGGAGCCACGCAACTCGTGCAGGTAGTGGCTGATGTCACGTCTGCCGCTGGCGTGATGACTGCCGTTTCGTTCGTCCCGCCGCTCGTGGGTGCGGTTGCGAACGGCGCCGCCGTCGTCGTCGACAAACCGACCGCGTTGTTCCGGCTGGAAGAATCGTTTGTTCCTGCCACGTACCGTTCGGCCCATGCGCCGAGCTTTCCCGTCACCCTCATCGAATCCCCGGCCTGGTAATGGCGCGCTCACTGACAGCAGGCCAGCAGACGCTAGCGGACGCCGCAGGCGTCACGAAGTGCGAGCTGATTCAGATCGACTTCGACACGCCGATGTACCTGACTACGGCCGGCCGGAATGTGACCTACGACAGCAAGACATGGCTCGGCGACGGCACGCTGCTCGGCATCAGCGACATCGAGGAGTCGCTGGAGATCCAGTCGACGGCGCTGCAGCTAGAGCTGGCCGGGTCTGCGTCGCTCGTGGCGCTGGCGTTGGGCGGGCAGGGCAAGGGCAGGCGCGTGCGGGTCTGGGTGGCGTTCTTCAACGCAGCCGGCGCGATCGAGGGCACGCCGATTCTCGAGGCGGATTTGCAGATCGACACGATGCCGGTTATCGACGGGGTGAGTGCATGACGACGTTTACGCCAGCCGCAGCCTATTGGACGGCGGTGCTCGCGGAGAGTGGCGCATCGGATCGCGCGGCGGCACTGGCTACGCTGCTGACGACCGGAACGAAGCTCAAGTTCTACGATTCAGGCGGCACGCTCATTCGCACGGTCACGTCGGCAGCCTGGATGAAAGGGGCGCTGACGCAGGATTACTACCCGATCACTCCGGGGGCGTTCACCGGGAGTCAGACAGGCACTGGAACGCCGGCGACCGTGGTCGTCACCACAAGCGCAGACGTGGAGATTTTCCGCACGACCGCTGGTGTGCTGTCCGGTGTGTTCTCGATCCCGAGCGCGTTTGCGACGAGTGTGGATCTCGCTGCCGGATCGTTCAAGCTCAAGTACCCGAGCGACATCACCGCACCGAGCGGGAAGGTGTGGAATCCGGGCCACTACCTGCGCGTGACCGACGAGGTGACGCGCATGGGGATCACGTCGGACACGGATCGCAACCGGGTAAAGAACGATTCAAACTGGGCTGGTTACTACGGTCATTATTGGTGGCACCGGCTTGAGTCTACGCAGGGCGTGTACGACTTCTCGATCATTACCGCCGACCTCGACAAAGCCGAGGCCGACGGGAAAAAGATGTGGGTGTGGCTGAACAACCGCAGCTTCCACGGCAGCGCACGCGGTTCGTTCTGTCCCGCGTACATCGTCAATGCAGGCTGGACGTACAGCTACACCGGCGGCGGGCAGAATTTCGCAGGGCCAAAGCTGTGGGTGTCGGGTTGCGGGTCGGCGTGGCTGGACATGCTGGATGCCTGCCTCGCGGAGATCAACGATCACCCGGCGCTGCAAGGCGTGGCGACCGAGGAATGCCAGCTATCCGGGGGTTGGTTGCAGTCCGGCTACACCTGGCAGGCGATGAATGCGTTTCTCCTCGAGCAGTCGCGGCGGGGCGCTGCGGGCATCGGGAATGCGCTGTTCCATAACAACATGGGTTGGTCGAACGAGCCGAGTTCCGACACGACCGAGCACTACCGGATGACCGACACGATGGTGCGGGTTCACCGGACAGGGTTGTGTCCGAACGATCTCGCGCTCTCGACATACGCAAAGTACAACGCGAACGATTACGGCAAGTACATTTTCGACCGCTATGCGGGTGAGGCGTACTTCTACGGACTGATCGAGTGGATTGCCTACTTCCAGCCTGAAACGCCGCGCCAGTTGATCGAGAACGCGCAGAACATTGGCGTTCAGTTCATGGGTTGGCAGCCGGTCACTGCATCGAACGCGACGTTCACGATCAACGATGTGATTGCCGAGGTCACGCGCACCAGTGGCGTGCTGAACTCGGATCGTCCAACTAACGCGGCGGCATGACATGACAGCGGCCTATCGTTCACACACTGTCGACGAGTTCTACACGCTTGCGACGGTCACGCTGGACAAGCCGGCCAGCGTCGCATCGGGCGATGTTCTACTCGCGTGGTTCGTCAACAACGACGGTTCGCGGATTCTCAATACCATGCCGTCCGGTTGGACGCAGATCGCGAGCGCCACGACGACCAGCGCGCCGTCGACAGGTGCGTGGCTGTGCAAGAAGGTCGCTGGTGGTAGTGAACCGGCGACCTATGACTTTGTATTCGACTACGACTTCAACGGTCGTGCGGCAATTGTCGCGTACCAGTCCGGCTCGGATGTGTCGGTGTACGGCACGGCGAGCGCCGCAGACGCCGGGAGCACGACGCCATACGACATAGACGCCAGTGCAATCACGGTCCCGGACAACGATAGCAAACTCGTGTTCTTCGGGGCGGGTCGGTTCACGACGACGGGCAATGCCCCGTCGTTTACCGCTCCTGCTTCGTACACGGAGCGGATCGACTCTGGTGCGTCCTACGATCCGCGTGCGCTGACCGTCGCCGATATCACGCAAGCCAGTGCAGGGTCGAGCGGCGCAGTCACCGGGACTGTTGCGAGGACAAGTGCCGGGGCTGCGCGGACGGTCGGCGTACTGGTGGCGATTGCGCCAACCGGCGGCAGCAGCACGATCTCGCTCAGTGGCGAGGCCGATTGTCCGGTGGTGCATAGCGTGTCGATCGCATCGACGACCGCGTCGGTCCCGGCCGGCAACTACACGGACGTGACCGCGACGGTGCGGGACCAGGCGAGCACTGCGCTGGCCGGGTTGACCGGATCGGCTGCGTCCGCCGATACCGGAGTCGCGACGGTCGCGCTGCTCGCTGCGAGCGACAGCTCAGGTCAATCGACGCTCAGGATCACCGGGGTCGCTCCGGGACAGTCGGCGGTGACAGCGACGTTCGATGGTGTGGTGTCCAATACCGTCACGGCCACGGTGACTGACGCCGGCAGTGCGGCGACGATCAGTCCGCAGACGGCCTCGCTCACGCAGGGCCAGACGCAGCAGTTCGTTGCAGCACTATCCGGGGACGATACGGCGACCTGGACCTGGTCGGTGACGTCCGGCTCTGGGACCGTCTCCTCAAATGGCCTGTATACGGCACCGGCCAGCGACACGGTCGCCGTCGTCAAGGCCGCGTTGTCGACCGACGCGAACATCTACGCGACCGCGACCGTGACTGTTGCCGGGGCCCAGTCCGGGACGACGACGGTGAGCTCGACGTGGGTGTTCAGCGGTGCGGCATACGCCAGCCAGCCGCTCGACTACATCGTCAAGTCCGCAGACAACACGATCCTCGCCAGCGGCACCGCGACGACGAACGCATCAGGCGTGCTCACGGTCAGCATCAGCGCCGCGTACAGCGGCGAGAAGGTGCTCGTGCACGTCGAGAACGTCGGCTCTGCAATGACGACGGCCGGCAAGGTTCACGGCACCCAGGTGGTGACGGCGGCATGAGCGACACGCTCCTTCCGTTCGACGGCAGCGGCGACGAGCCGGTCAGTCCGTTCGCTGGTGCTGTCGACACGGTCACGCTGTCGATCACGCCGCTATCGATCGAGGTCGGCAACACGGCGACGGCGACGGTGCTGGTCGAAGACGGGTTCGGTGACGCGCTGGCCGGGCGGACTGTCACCTGGGCGTCGACGACCGACGCGACGATTGACGACCCGGCGTCTGGGACGACCGGCAGCGACGGCAGGGTATCGGTGCCGTTGCCTGCTCTGGCCGCCGGCACGACGACGATCACCGCGAGCTGCGAGGGTGTCGATAGCGACGGCATCGTCGTCACCGTGACCGCTGGCGCCTCGGCCCCGGGCTACTCGGCGACCGGGTCGGCGCGGGTCATCATCAACTGCGTCTCAGCGGTCAAGCGCATGGGCCGGTCGCAGCCGCGGCGGCTCTCGGACGCCGATCAGCGAAAGATCGACCCGACCGACACGGCGTTCTCGCGGGTGAAAGACAACCAAGGAAAGCAGATCGTGTGGCCGAACCGCGAACTGATGAAGCGCTACCTATGAAGCGCGAGGACTGGCCGGAGCGCCTGGCGGCATACGTTCGCGCTCGCGACGAGGATCTCGGCGGCGCGGCGTGGGTCGCCGGGTGGCTCACAGAGTGCGGTGGCCGGCACGGCGGCGAGATCGACTGGCGCATGGCGCGGCGCGGCGACCTGGTCGAGTTCGCGGGTGGGCAGCTCGCTGTCTGTGTCGGCCGGCATGCGGTGCCGGCGAGCGGGCTGATGCTGTCGATGAGCGACGCCGTGCGCGCGTGGAGGATCGTCTGATGCTGGGCTTCGCGCTGGCTGTCGGCAGCCTGCTCACGACCGGCGCAACCGCCGCGTATCTGGCCGGCGCGTCGATGATTGTTGGCATCTACACGGCGCGCGAGCAGAGGAAGAAGGCGCAGCGGGCGCTCGAGCGGTCGGTCCAAGATCGGCTCGTCATGGTCCGCGAATCGACTGCGGATCGGCCATATTTGTTCGGCCGTGTGCGCACCAGCGGACAGATCCAGTTCCTCGGGTCGTCCGGCGCAAACAGCGAGTACCTGCACTGGACTCTCGCGCTCGGCGACGAGATCGACGCGGTCGAAGCGGTGTGGTTCAACGATGCGCCGATCGGCACGCTCGACGCCGACGGCTGGACGACCGAGGGGATGTTCTACTCGGCGAACCGCATCCCGACGTACAAACAGGCTGTTGTGACGGCCGGCGGAACGATCACGCTCGCGCACGAGGCGTATGCGATCCAGTCGATCAGCGGGGTAGCGTCCGGCGACACGGACCCGCAGGTATTCCACGTCGGCACGCCGGCCAGCGACGAGCAGGCGTTCTCGGTGGCGACGGTGTCGTCAGTCACGGTGGTGACGTTCAATACGACGTGGGTCGGCCAGACCCTCGTCGTGAACTACACGTACACGGACGGCAGGCCGCTAGCGAGAGCTAAAGCGTTTCTCGGCGCGTCCGGGCAGGCTGCCGACCCGTACCTGGTCGCACAATTGCCGACGGTGTGGTCGGCGACGGACAAGTTCACTGGGACGGCCTACATTTCCGGGACGTTCGGTTATCACCCGGACGTGTACCCGAGCGGCGTGCCGGAGGTGACTGCGGTCGTGCGCGGGATCAAGTGCTACGACCCGAGAACAAGCACTACGGTCTGGACGCGCAATCCGGCGTTGATCGCGTGGAAATGGATCAGCATGCGCTTCCCAGGCGAGACATACGACTCTGCGAGCCTGATCGCAGCGGCGAACGTCTGCGACGAGGACGTCGCAATCTCTGGCGTCGTGACGCACGACCGCTACACGTTCGACGACGTTATCAGCAGCGACACGAGCACGGTCGACGGCCTGGAACGCATCCTGCAGTCGATGGTCGGCTCGGCGGTGCGCTCGGCTGGCGTCTGGTACATCTGGGCCGGGGCGTGGGAGGAACCCACCATTGCGCTCGACGAATCCGACCTTGCGCCGGGCGAGATCACGGTGCAGGGCGTAGCCGAGGACGGTTCGCTGTTCAACGGCATCGGCGGCCGGTACACCTACGCGAATTCCAACCAGTTCGTCGAGGACTCGTTCCCGACGTACGTGAGCCCGGGCTATGTCGCACTCGACAACGACGAGACGGAGATCCTCGATGTCGATCTGACGATGATCTCCGACGTGCATCGTGCGCAGCGGGTCGCGCGGCTCATGCTGCACAAGGCCCGACAGGCGCTGACGTTCGCCTGCACGCTCGAGATGAGCGCGTTCGCGGTGACGCCGGGAACAATGGTCGAGTGGACGATTGCTCGCTACGGGTGGAACGCCAAGGCGTTCCGGTGCCTGCGTCGCGTGTATCAGCCGGCGACCGGCACGATCCAGGCGGTATTCCAGGAAGATGCCGAGGCGATCTACTCGTCGAGCTACTCGGAGCTGGTAACGCCAGATCCCGCGCCGAACACGAACCTGCCGAACCCGCTGGTGGTCGCAGCGCCTGTGCTCACGTTCGACTCCGGTGCGACGTTCTACACGCTGTCGTCCGATGGCTCACAGCGTCCGTTCGTCCGCGTGTACTGGGAGCGAATGGACGAGTCGATCGAGCGTGTCGAGGTCTGGTGGCGACGCAGCGATACAACGACGTGGCAGCAGGAGACCGTGCCTGCGAATCGGTTGGCATTCGATGCGCACGGCGTGTCGAGAGGGGAGACGTGGATCGTGCTGGTTCGCGCGATCAACGGGATCGGTGTGCGCTCTACGTGGTCTGTCTCGCAAGTGGTTGTGTCGCAGGATGCGCCGATCAACGGTAGCGCCGGCGCCAGCGGTAGCGTCGGCGGGAGCATTGTCTGGCAGGTCTCAAACGTCGACCTATCATCGCTTGCGTTCAACGAACGTGTATTTGCGTTCTGGTTCGTCGCGCCGGTAAGTGGCCGGATGGTCGCGACCGTCACATGCACGATCAAGGCGACGCGCGTGACGACGGTCATCAACGACGATCACGACATCGTTCAAATCTCGTCGTTGGTTAAGTGGATCGGCGGAACGCAAGGTAATCTTGGCGCGTTCACCGGAACGGCGACGGGGCTGGACATTTGGACGACGTGGAGCGGCGGGAGCATCAATGGCGTGCCCGCGTTCTCTGCGAACAATACGGTGTATTTCGACGATACCGGCCTGTCCGCCGGGGACGATCGATATGGAACGGTCACGGTACAGATGGCTGGCGACGTAGAAGCCGGGTCTGTTTATAGAGTGCTGAGCTACCCGAACGTGCCGATCGGCTGGACGTTTGACCCTGTTGTGATTCTTGAATCGGTATGTCGAGTCGAGCTTCTGCGCGGTTGATGTGCGCGCTGGTTTTGCTGCTGGCCTGGAGCGCAGCGCACTCGCAGACTTTGCTGAGCGGGTTCTGGTCGTGGCACCGTGGCGGCGAGTATCGCGATGACAACGTCGGGGTCGGCGTGCGGATAGACCGCGGCGAGTGGTCGGGGTGGGCCGTGGGCACGTACCGAAACTCGCTCGATCGACAGTCGGTGTACGTGGCGCGAGAGTGGCTATGGCAGATGGCCGGGCCGTGGAGTGTTGGGCTGCTCGCTGCGGCTGCGACAGGCTATAGGTACTCGGTCGTGCCGGCGGTGCTCCCGGAGGTCGTGTTGCGCTGGCGGCGATTCGAGGCTGCGCTGATCGCGCAGCCACTATCGCTGCGGGACTCGCCGGCGTTCGTCGCGGTGCAACTCAGGATCCCTCTGAGAGATTAGGACGATGGCTGCAGATCCTCAACCCGGCCTCTGGGATACCGCAGTCACGGCGTTCGCCAAGCTCTGGCCGGCGTGTCGAGCGTGCGCGTCGAAGCCGGCATCGTGTTCGCGGTCGGCGCGGCGCTCGCGGTCACGCGCATCGAACGCGCACAACGCCGCCATCGGCGTGCGGGTCTCATTCTGAACGGAGATTCCAATTGACAGAGCCCATACAGCGTCGCGCCTGCCCGCACTGGAAGGCCAATGTCGGATTGATCATCAGCAGCGCGATCACAACGGCAGTCGGCATTCGCGTGCTGATTGGGGTCTACGTCGGGATCATCCCTGCCGACTCGTGGGCCGGCGCGCTGATGCTGAATGCCTGGCTCATGAGCGACGGCATCTTCTACTCGACGATCGCGATCGCTGCGCTCGGCGGCGCAACGTCCATGCTCCACGAGATCAAGCAATCCCCGGAGAAGTGGAGCCTGCTCAACGGCCTCGGGCACATGTTCGCCGCGCAGTTCGCCGGCCTGCTGGCATATCTGCTCGGGATCGAGTACACGCTACCGCCAGCGCTGGCCCTGGTGGCCTGCGGCATCGCCGGTTGGGGCGGCAATCGAACGATTCAGCTTATCAACGACCGGATCATCAACCGGGTATTTCCAAACCAGCCATGAGTGAGATGCTGACGATCGGCATCGACCCGGGCCACGGCATGAGCAATCGTGAGCACGGTGTCTACGATCCCGGCGCGAGTGCCGGCCCGGGCATCAACGAGGCGCGGATCACACTCATCATCGCAGGCTACCTGCGCGACGCCTGCCTGCAGCGCGGATGGAAAACCGCCATGACTCGCACGAGCACGGCAGACGACGCGCCGTTGCGGGATCGGGTGATGCGCATGCGCATGGCCGGCGCCGACTGCATCGTGAGCCTGCACCTGAACGCGCACGAGCGCGAGCACGCGAACGGCACCGAGACGCTGTACCTGGCGAGCGAGTGGGTGGCGGCTGAAGTGCAGCGCCAGGTGGTCTCGGCGCTTGGAACGACGGACCGCGGGTGCAAACAACGGGACGACCTGGCGATCCTGCGCTACGAGCGGCCGGCGATCTTGATCGAACTCGGGTTCCTGACGAACGGGCACGACCTGGACAAGCTCGTCGACCCGGGTTATCAGCGGGCCGCGGCACACGCGATCGCCGATGGCATCAGCAGGACGGTGCGGCTGTGATGGATCTGGGAACCCGAATCGGTAGCTGGATCGGCGGGCTGGTGTTCGCGTCGGCGCTGTTCGGCGGCGTCTGGCTGCACGGGTACACGACCGGCAAGTCGAAAACCGAGCGGGTCTGGCAGGCGCGGCTTGCGGAGTCGGAGCGAGCAGCTCGGCAGACAGAGAACGAACTGGTCGCGGCGGCCGAGGCGTCGGCAAAGCGGGTCGCGGCAAAGGAGCAGGCGCTACATGAACAGGCGAAACGACAGGGTGCCGCGTGGCGCGAGACTCTGGCGAGCCTGCCTCGCTGCAGGGTGCCTCGGTCTGTCGGCGTGCAGCTCGACACCGCAGCTGGCCTGCCCGCAGCTCCCGCCGTGGCCAAGCCACCTCGAGCCAATCCCGATGCGGCCGCACTCGATCGAACCGTCGAACTCGCCGTCGAACTCGACCGGGTCCGGGAGAACTACGCCGTCTGCGCCGCGAACGTAGCGCGGCTCGCAGAGGCGAAACGCTGGTACACCGACCTGCGCGAGCGGGTCAATTCTGGAGACTCGCCATGATCGAATTCTGCGCAGGACTGTTGCTGGGCGTCGCCGTCGGCGCGTGGGCGTACCGCTACGCACTGCGGCGCGACCCGGACAAGCTCGAGGAGATCGCCGCAGCAATCCGGGCGGCGAAGCGCAGCTGGTAGATGCGCCCGTTGCGCCTGGTCGACCGCGCCGGCTGGGTGATCGTCCCGCCGGCGGACCTGACCGCCGTCACGTCTGCCGACCGGCTGATCGAGGTCTGGACGCACCGCGGGCGGGCCGGGCTGATGACCCGGCCGAGCCTGTCGCGCCTGGTCGAACGCTATCCCCTGGACTGGCTGTGGCTGTCACGCGCTGCCGTCGTGCGCCGTGGCGCGATCCTGCGGGTCGACTACCGCGGCCGGGCCAGCCGGCACCGCACGTACCTGGCGCGCGTCGCCGGAATGGCAGACCCGGTGCCGATCGCGGTGCGAGCATGGCCGGCGGTCCGGGATGCGCTCGGTGGCTGACGACGACTTTCTCGTTCTCATGGCGATCATCCTCGCTGCGGCCGGCGTGCTCGCGTGGGTGGGCTGACCCGCCGGCTTGCCAGATCGACGCCTGTGGCGCGATCGGCGGGCGGTCAGTTCCGCAACCTCGCGCACGGTCATCAGCATCAGTCGCGCTCCTTCAGCAGATCCCGCCCGCGCCGCCAGATCACCATCTTCATCTGGCCGTTCGCTTCGAGCTTGCGGGCCTGCGTCCACGAGATTTGCCGCGCGATCAGCCGGCAATCCATCTCGTAGCAAATCTGCGGCTTGTCATGCTGGATCGTGCAGCCGTGCTCGCCGAGGTACACGCAGTCGCCGTTGGGCTTGTGCGCGAGCATCCGCGCGCCCGGCATCCGGTCGTGTGGCTCGGTCTGCCACTTCGATGCGTCCTCGTGCGGCAGGATTCGGATAGCGTCGTTGTGGCAACAGAGCGTGCAGCCGTTGCATGGCACGTCGTACACGCCAGAGGAGATGCGATACGAGTGTGCGCGTGCCATGTCGTTCATCGCCCGCGCTCCTCGAACTTTGGCAGCGAGCGCAGACGCTCCGCGATCTCGTGGCGGATGACAGCATCCTTCGGGCCGCCGCGTGCAATCTTGATGATCAGGTTGCTACCCATTATCTTCATGCAGTGCTCGGCGAGCAGTCCTGCGTCGTCCCCCGGAACGGCGAGGCAGGTGACGCCGTTGAAGTTGTATTCGATCGTCACCGCGATACGGTCAGCCAAAGCGATCGCTTCGAGTGCAGCGACGTGAACGTCGGTTCCCTGCAGGAAGCCGGCCGTGATTCTGATGTGGCTCATCCATCCCTCCCCATCCCTTCTATATCGCGCACGGTCAGCAGCATTACCGATCCGCCACTGCGCCGCCGATAGCACCAATGACGATGGCGGCAGCCATCCACGTATCGAATCCAGGCCTCCCCAAAAACCAATTTGCTACGGCGAGGCCCATGCACATCGCCTGATAGAACAGCATTCGTTTCATCCCTCCCTCCCCATCGCCGCATCCGCCTGCGCGATCACGGCGTCGAGCCGGCGCATGATGTCGGCATATCCCTCGTAGATTGCAGGCGGCGCGCCCTTCGCGTTGTACGCGATCCTGGTCCGCTCTTTCTGCACAATCTCCATCGCCGCCACCAGTGCGGCGCGCAGTGCCATCTCCCGGTCAACCGCTCGCGCAACGTCGTCGCATGACGCGCTGCGGTAGTCGTCGTGCATCTGCCGTGCTTTGGCTGCGCTCTCGGGGGTGTTGGCAAGTGCGACTACGCCGCAAGCCGCCAGTCTCAACTGCTCGCGCTCCAAGTCGGCGCGCAGGCGTTCGATCTCGTCGGCGGCTTGGTGCGCCAGAACACCGACCGGAATCGACTGATGGTGCGTCGGATTCACTTCGTACACCATGCGAGCGTCGGCCGGAATGTCGCGCAGCAGATCGAGGATCGGCGTTTGTTTCGGTTGTTGGTCGCTCATTCCTTCCCCCTCGCTGCGTCGATTGCATCGTCAAGATCGGCCCGGCGTAGGTCGCCTGTCCAGGATGGCGCTTTCCAGCAGCGCACCTCCCACTGTGTCCAGCGCGACGAGTGATTCGGGCAGGAGTCGCCACGCAGCCACCGATACCGTGCGGCGTCCACAGCCATCCTGCGAACCTGCTCACCGAGAGGTACGGAACCACCATCAGGCGGGTCCATGTAGTAGACGCCGGGCAGGGCGTTCGACACGTCACGCTCAATCTCTCGCAACACCTCGTTCTCTGCCCGCAGCCGTTCGATCTCGTCAATGCACAGCCCGAGCGCAGCGACCGCACCCGCCGGCGCTTTGCCGTCCATGTTGTCGTGCCACCAGCGCATCGCCTCTGCCGGCGTGCGGGTGTCGAGGCCGTAGTTGATGCGCCAGTCGGCAACCATTTTCGCGTCAATCTGGCCGCTCATCGCTGCTCCTTCGCCAGTTCTTCGGCAAGCTGCGGATTGCAAAACTCGCAGCCGTCGCCGACCAGACGAGTCCGCATGTCGCACTTGCACAGCAGCCCGCGCAGCCGGTCAATCTCGGCGAGCAGTGCGGCGATGTTGGTCGGCGATCCGCTGAATACCCGACCGCAGGCAGTATTGCCGGATGCTATGTCGGCGCGCAATTCACGCTCTGCGTCAGTCATGCTGCTCTCCTAGTGCGCGGATAGCGTCGGCGCAGGCGTAGTAGCACGCCAAGTAATCTTCGCCCTGCGGTGCTGTGGCTCTAGCCTCACACTCCTGCACCGCCCGCTCATAGGCTGCGCGCTCGACGGCGCGTGCGAAGGCGTACAGGTCCATTTCATCCGCCTCAGTGGACGAAGCGGATGCCCACATATCGGTGATCTCGTCGTCACTCAGCATCGCTGCCTCCGATCCACGCGAGCCAAATTCCGCGACGACTTAGTGCGTCCAGCAGAGCCTTGTCGTCGGTGCTAGGAGCGATCTTTGCGGCGTAGCGCATTGCCAGCGCAAGCTGTGTTTCGGCGTCGTCTTTAGACAACCATTCGGCTGATGGCGGTTCATCGCTCAACGGCTCGCGCTGCCACTCCTTGCGAAAGGCTCGCTCCCAATCCCGCGCCTCAAGCATCAGCCGCGCTTGCTCGTCTTTGTTCAGCAGGCCGAAGTCGTGACGGTAGGACAGGCAAACGCTGGCGAGTTGTCCGTCGCTCAACGGCTCGCGCTGCGGCCCGGCCTGCGGTGTCTGTGCCATCATTGCCCCAGCATTGGGGTTGCCGTCTGGGTATGCGCCAGCGACAATGCGGGACTGACGTTGCTCACGCATCAGCGCGCCAAGCGAAATCTCCTGCCCTGCTTGCCGTGGCGGCTTGGCCTGCTCCTTCAATCCGGTATCCCCACGCAGCAAAGCACGCACTTCTTCGATGTGCGTATGCTCGTCAGGGGTGTCTGTTTCGAATGTGCAATCATCAGTGCGTCGCTCGGTCAGCGCCAATGCGTAGCCGGCGCGGTGCCCGGCTTCATAGCCGGACCACGGCTCACGCTTCTGATCGACCTGCGGAACCGGCCATGCCTTCGTAGTCTCCGTGTCCCTGTAGTGGCAGGGATCTCCGTCTTGGCACGGGCACGCGGGGTCGTTGCCGATGCACGGCTCGCGCTCGTCTGCCTGCTGCGGGGCGGCGTAGAGCAAATCTCCATCGCGCATCATCTGCGCCCCGGTCGGAACCGCTGACCACGCGATGCCCGCATTGCCACCTGTGCGGTGTACACGCACGGTTGCGACCGGCTCGGCCTGCGGTGCGGCTGGCGCAGGGTGCGTGAACAACGGCACGATGCGCGATTCAATGTCGCCGGGTTTTGCGAACACCTGTTGCGACGATGCCGCCGCTTGCTCTGTGCCGTAATCCGCGTACTTGCGCCAGCCGCCCCCCTTACTGCGATCCGTCCATCGGCACTCGACGCGCCACGCCACCGGCTTCGCATCGGCGCACTGTCGCAGCCACGCGCAAAACTCGACCACCGGCAGGCAATCGAAGCGCGGCGCTGCGCTCATCGGTTCAAGCGCATCGGCCAGTGCGCGCAGTTCATCTGGGGTCATCATTCCTCCTTCGCAATCCTGTCGAGTGCCCACGCGGCACAATGATGGTCGCTGCCGGCTAGCTCCATCAGTACCGAATCGCGGTATCTCGTCCGCGCCTTCTTCACGAGACGGCAATCGGAAAGCCTCGCCCATCCTTCCGGCCAGCCACACCACGCCAGTCTGTCGCCATCCACGCGAGCGACAATCCACGTTTCTCCGGTTGGTTTATGTAGCACATGGTCGCCGGTATCAATCATGGTCACTCCTTCGCCGGCACAGCGGCCGCGAGCGCCTTCCAGTGCTTGATGACATTCGAAGACGTGTGCTCGTTGGCGCCGGCCAACAACTTGCGCGCCTCGCCAGCGGCCCACGGCAGCCAACTGCTCATTGCCTCGCGAACGTCACGCTCGATGCTGTACTGTGGGTAAAGCATTCGGTTCGAGTCCACGAGCATGAATGGACCCGTGATCCGGCGAGTGCGACGCAGCACATCGAGGTCGGCGCACGACGCCTGGAATCCCGTCACACCAAGCCGATGCGCGACATAGTTGAACGCAGCGGTCGCAGCCATGCTCATCGCATAGACGCAGGTTCCGTAGTCGTGCTCCTGCTGAACGATTGACTCGATGTAGTCGCTCAGTTCGCCTATAGTTTCGGCGCTCGGCACTTCGGCGGCGCGCATTTCCTGTTCGGACATTCGCTTGCTCATCATTCCTCCTTCGCCGGCACGGTGGCCGGCTCTGTCGATTCGCAGGCGCTCGGAGGCAGGCACCCAGTGGATCGTCTCGGCGGTCATAGCGGCATCTCCTCGAGTCCGAGTTCGCGCAGCATCCTGGCATCCTCCATCTCGGACAGCAGTCGCACGCGCCGGCGATCGGCCGCGCTTGCCGGGCTGTTGCCGTGCTGTTCGCCAGGCTGCGACTCGGTCAGCCCGTCGCGGATGCGCCTGGCCTGCCGGTCGCTCATGCAAAGCGCGGTGTGCCGCGCGCGCTGATGCTTCGTCGGCTTCATGCCCGCGCCTCCGCTGGCCTGATCAGCTCGAGCAGCAGGTCGCTGGCCTTCTTCGCCAGCTCCTCGGTGCTGCCGCCGTTCACGATCTCGGCATTGACGAGCCAGTGGCGCTGTCGCCATTCCGTCTCGTGGCCGCTCGGCTGTCCCTGATCGGGTCGGGTGATGCGCCACAGCCGGCCTCCGTTGTGCAACAGCCACTCGTACTCGTGCTGCAGCCGAACGTCGGTGACGATCACGGCCTGCACGTCGGACTCCAGCAGCTCGCGAACCTCGGCGGCGAGGATGCGCACGTATCGGCCCGGGTCGTTACGGTTCATCCAGTCGCCCCACTCCTGCATGACGGTGCGGGGCTTCAAAGCGTCGAGCGTTGCGAGGTGCCAGTGATCGGCGCAGAAGCGGACGTCGGTGCAGCGGCGCAGGGCGAGCTGGTGCAGGCGGGTGTCCTTCAGGTCGTCGTCGTGGAACAGATTCACGTCGACGTGCCAGGCGGCGGCGACTTCGCGCTTCAGGGCGTCGGCGAAGGCGCACCGCGCGATGCGGAAGCGCTCGGCGAGCAAGCGGGCCGTCGAGTCCTTTCCGCTTCGGCTGTAGCCGGTCAATCCGATCAGTGCGGCGTTCATTGCGTCGGAGCCTTCCTCGTGGCGGGGCGCAGTGCCTCGCGCAAGTCGAACAGCACGCGCTTGATCAGCGCGCGGCGCATGGCCTCAGAGCGCGTCGAGCGGATCGACTTCGCGCGGCGACGGGCGTCGAGCAGGTAGATCTCGCGGGGGTTCATCGCGGGCCCCATGCAGCCGCGAACCGGCCGCGCGCATGCTGGATCTCGAGCCACGTCGTCGTGGCCTCGGGGTGGTGCGGTGCCTGCTCGACGATGCGCGCGTGCACGAGCTCGAGGTAGGTCACGCGGGCCCACCACCAGAGAATCGCGGGCCACCGGGTCATGGCGTACCCCGCGGGCGGGCCTTCATCGCTGCCATCACGGCCTGAAAGCTCAGGACATCGCATCCGCGGCGGCGTGGATACCGCTGGCAGAGCGCGAGGGCGCCGTCGGGCAGCGCCGATCGTCCATCCCAGTCGTCGACGATCAACGTGCAGTAGAAGTAGTCGGCGATCGCCTTGGCGTTCGCGGTCTTGCCGCAGCCCTGCGGCCCGTAGACGACGAGCGGGGCGGCCATCAGTCGAGCCTCGCGATCAGCGTGGAGATCTGCGCCAGAACGTCGACCGTGCGCCCGTTCGCCCAGTCGTCGACGGCGACGCCAATCGTGACCAGGCCGAACAGCATCACGCCGATCAGCAGCGCGTAGCCGATGCACATCGCGAACAGGTCCGTGGGGCGCATGTGGTGCAGGTCGTAGTCGGCCTGGCGCAGCGCGCGCATGCCGGCGGATTCGGGTCGCGCGCTCATCGTGCAACCTCCTGCGGCAACAGGCCGCGATCGTCGAGCCACTGGCGCGCAGCCGGGCCGACCTGGTCGATGGGAATGCGCCGGCATCCGTTGACGCCGAGGAAGCAGAGGAGCTCGAGCCTCGTGCCGGTGCCGGGCAGGTCGAAGAAGGCTTCCTCCTCGGCACGCGCGCGGCGCTCGCGGTCGGTGAGCTGGGCGTAGGCGCGCTTCATGCCGAGAGACTCGCCAGGGTGATCGCTCGCCGACCGGCGCGGACGGTCGGATCGTCCTGACCGCGCAGCGCGGCCAGCTGCTCGACGCTGTCACGCAGGGCGTCGATCAGCATGTCGCGCACCCGCTCGAGCCGGTCGCAGTCGCGCTGCAACAGGAGTGCGCGCGGCCCTTCTGCGGGCGCGCGCGGATGGTGGGCTGCGGTCATGTTCTCACCTCGCGGTATAGTTGCGCTGTGCTTTCACGAGCCGCTTGCCGCCCGACGTGGGCGGCTTTTTTTGCCCGTGCACATGCTGCGCGATCACGTCGCGCGCGTATGCCAGCGCACCGTCGTTCTGGTTGATCTGGATCTTTCGCAGGTTCGCGCTGTCTCGCGAGAACACCTTCAGGCACCGCGCGAACATATCTACCGGGCTGGAGCGCGCGACGCCGCTGTCAAACTGTCGGAACAGCGATTGCGCCACCGGCGGCATCGAGTCGAACTCGAGATGCACGAGAGCGTGATATACGATCTTCACGTAATCGGCGTCTTCGCCGTCCATCATGCGCATCACGGCTGCCGCCTGCACCGCCGCCGAGGACCATGTCTTCTTCACGGTCGGGCAGAACGTGATCAGATCGGCGTGAAACGGCTCGATTGCCTCGATGAACGGCACGAGGTACTGCGGCGTGATCCCGGATCGTGTCGCGACCCCCTCCAGCACCGCGAAGAAGCGCGCCGTCGCGGCCAGCGACTTCGACGTGTGCAGGACATCGCTCACGCTGCGCTTCGTTCCGATGTCCATCACCTTGAAGGCGTCTTCGTCGACATCTCGCGTGACCGCGATCTCGACCGGGCGATTCGCCTCCACGATTGCGAGCAGTCGATGCTGGCCATCGAGCAGCCGCCCAGACTTTGCGAAGGCGATTCCCTGGTGCGACAACACCCACTCGCCCCGCGTGATCGACTCGGCTAGTCCGGTGACGACGGACGGCCGGATGTCACGGTTATTGGTGTTGCGCTCCAGCCATTTCTTCGCCAGCGCGGGTGTTACAAGGAGAATTTCCGTTTTCATAGGATTGGCTCTCACGAAATAGCGCGTCATGCGGGCAGCGCTTGAACCCTGCGCACGACTCGCGCGCAAAGATCGGCCAGCTCTGCGGCGAGCCTGATTTCTTCATCGGACCATTCGCGATCCGACTGGAGTTCCTTGATCGCCATCCGCGCGTAGGTGACGAACATCGAAACGTGCTTGACCTGCGCCTCGGCAACCGCTTCACGACGCTGCGCGGCAACCTTCGTGCGCTGAGGTGCGCGCCGCGCTGCAGACGGTTTGGGCGTGATCGCGCGGGAAACCGGGATCTCCCCAGCCGCCACCGCCGCGAACTGTTCGTCTGGCAGCGCGGCCAGCTTCTGCGCTCGCGCCGAGGTCTTCTTGTCGATGCCGAGATCGGCGAGGGTCGGCACTGAGGAAACCGGTTCCACATCGGAACCGGTTTTCTGTGGTGGCCTGCCGCCTTCGTGTTTAGTCGTCGCCTTCAGCATCTCGCCGAGGCGGCGTTCAACCAGCAGCTTGACGACCTTCGCCCTCTGGATCATGTCGCGTTGCTTCTTGTAGTGCGTGGATGCATAGGCCAGCGCGGCATTCGCGAGCGCGATCACGTGCTTGATCTCATCCAGTGTGCTGGCCGCGTCAATCAGTCGCTCGATGTGGGTGATCGTGGCCGGAAACGACTCCCCCGACGCCATGCGCAGCGCTACGGGCGCCGGGCGGGTCGGGGTGGTGGTGGCTGGCATCTCGGCATCCGTGCGTGAGTGCATGGAGGCAAGTATCGGCGAACACATATAGCCGTGTCAATAGGGTCGCCGATATTTTTTCGCCGACCACCGCTAGGGGGTGGTCAGGTCAAGTGGTCGGGGGGGGGCGATCGCGACGACCTGGTGGCAGAGCTCAGGCTGGCACATGCGAAAATGTGTTTGCCTATTGACGCGTGATAGGCACGCCGATATGATCGGTGGCATGGACTGGACTCGCATCGTTCGTGACCTCAAGGGGTCAGCACTGACGCAGGCGCAGATCGCGGCCGCAATCGGAGTCACCCAGCCGACGATCTCGGACATCGAGCGTGGCGAACACGGCGGGCGCATCGCGTTCGCCACGGGCGTCAAGCTGCTCGATCTCTGGCGCGAAAAGTGCGCTGGTGGCGACCCGAACGCAGTACCGCCAGCCACCGAACCCGACAAGCACGCCGCCTGACAAATGGCCGCCGACGAACAGGCCGAGCTTCGCGGCATGCAACCGCGCCACGTCGTCGACTTGCTCGACGCCGTGAGCATGTCCCGGCGCATCCCGCGCAACGAACTGGTCGCCGAAATCCTGCTCAAGTGGGCAGAGGAACGCATCCATGAGGCAGATCGTATCTATGCAGTGACGCGTGGCAATCCGTGCAACACGGATGCATCACGGAATCGCTGGCCTGAGGTGCCGGCGAGATGACCTACACCCCTCGCCCCGGCAGCGTCGCCGACTACGTGCTGCAGCAGCTGCGCGCGCCTGGGGCGCCGGCGCGGGTCTCGTCCTACTCGATTCAGAGAGCGCTGGGCAAGCCGAGCGCCGCCAACATCTGGATGGGCTGCGACCGGGCCGTCGACTACGGGCTGCTCGTGCGGGAATCAGAGAACGGCCGCACCTGGTACTCGCTGCCCGCCGGCGTGGCGACGGAACCCGGCGTGCGCGTCATGGCGTGGACGGCGCGGCAGGCTGTCACCGAGATTCGGGCCGCATGACCCGCTCCTACGCTCGCCTCGACGTGCGCCGCTCTCAGGTGCGCGACGCGCTCGCCGGCGGGCCGCTCACGCAGGCCGAGATCGCCGAGCGGATCGGCGTGCAGCAGCCAGCGGTCGCCAAGGTGATGCGCCAGCTGCTCGAGGTCGGTGACGTGCGGCTGGTCTCGTCGGTGCGCGGGTGCGGGCGGGGGCCGTGGCCGATGCGATACGGGCTGCCCGGCGCGGTGGCGCCTACAACGCGATGCAGCACCTGATCGCCCCGGGACGCACACCAGATGCCCGCACAGGGTCGCCGCCGCGCCCCCATCGACTTCGCAGCACTGGCGGCGACGCTGCTCGACAGGGCCGACCGGCTCGTGCCGGACTGGCTGCCGAACGGCAAGAAAAACGGCCACGAGTGGACCTGCGGCAACCTGGCGGGCGAGGCTGGCAAGTCCTGCTCGATCAACCTGCGAACCGGGGTCTGGAAGGACTTCGCGACCGACGTCGCGGGCGGGGACCTGATCTCGCTCTACGCGGCGATCAAGGGCCTGACAAACGTCGAGGCCGCCGAGCGCCTGATCGAGGAGCTGCGGCTCGGGTCGATCGAGCCAGCGAAGCCGCTCGAGAAGAAGCGCAGCGCCTGGACCCCGGTCGTGCCGGTGCCGGCTGGCGCGCCGGTCGCGCCGGCGGCGCACATCAAGCGTGGCAAGCCCGAGCTGATCTGGGACTACCGCGACCGCGATGGGCGGCTGCTGGGCCACGTCTACAGGTTCCCCACTTCCGACGGTGGCAAGGAGATCCTGCCGGTGGTCTGGGCGAAGCACGCCGACACCGGTGCCGAGGAATGGCACTGGATGACTTGGGCCGAGCCGCGGCCAATGTACGGGCTGGACCGGCTGCGCGACGGCCATGTGGTGCTGATCGTCGAGGGGGAGAAGTGCGCGGACGCAGCGCACCAGGCGCTCGGCGAGAAGCTCGACGTCCTGTCGTGGCCGGGCGGATCGAGCGCCGTGAGGAAAGTCGACTGGAGGCCGATCGCGCACCGCAAGGTCGTGATCTGGCCGGATGCCGATGCGAAGTGCGACCAGGCCGGGGCGCTACTGCCGGAGCCGAAACAGCCCGGCGTGAAGGCAGCCGAGACGATCGCGGAGCAGCTCCTCGAGCTGCAGTGCGAGGTGCGCATCGTCAAGGTCCCGGCTCCTGGCGAGAAGCCGGACGGATGGGACGTTGCGGACGCGATCGCCGACGGCGCGACGCGCGAGGACTTGCTCGGCTGGCTGAAGTCATTGCGTCCGTGCGCCGCCCAGGCCGCACAGCCTGCGCAAGCCTCTACAGCGACGCCTGCTCGCGCGGGCAGGGCTGTCGAGGCCGAGTGGCAGGCCGGGCTGCTGCGTCGCCGTGGCGAGGTCGTGGCGTGCCTGGCGAACGTGGTCCAGATCATGACCAGCGACGCGGCGTGGGCCGGCGTGGTGGGCTACGACGAGTTCGCCTCACGAACCGTCAAGCTCGCGCAGCTTCCCCGCTTCGAGGGGACGCACCTGACCCCGGGCGACTCGGCCGAATGGACCGACGTCGACACCAGCTACACGATCGTCTGGTTGACCACCGCCTACGGGATCACGCCGCCGTCGAACATCGTCGACGAGGCGATCGAGCTGGTCGCGCGCGCGAACGCCTTCCACCCGGTCAGAGCCTACCTGCGCGCGCTCGTCTGGGACGGCACGCCGCGCCTGGCCGAGTGGCTCGCCGACTACATGGGTGTGCCGCGCAGCGAATACAGCACGCGGGTCGCTCGTTGGTACATGATCGCGATGGTGGCCCGGGTGATGCGCCCGGGCGTGAAGTTCGACTACTGCCTGGTGCTGGAAGGCGCGCAGGGCCTGCGCAAGTCCAGCGCGCTGCGGGCGTTGGCCGGGGACCACTTCAGCGACACCGAGCTGGACCTCGCGAACAAGGATTCGATGTCGGCGATCCGGGGCAAGTGGCTGCACGAGTTCTCGGAGATGGGGTCGATCGCGCGCGTCGAGTCGATGCGGCAGAAGTCGTTCCTTTCGAGGCAAATCGACGAGTTCCGGCCGACCTACGGGCGCCGGGAGATTCGCTGCCCGCGGCAGCTGGTGTTCGCCGGCACGACGAACGACTGGCAGTGGAACCGCGACCCGACCGGGGGCCGGCGCTTCTGGCCGGTCGAGATCGCCGGGGAGATCGACACCGACGGGCTGGCCGCGGCGCGCGACCAGCTGTTCGCCGAGGCGGTGGCGGCCTTCGACGCGGGCGAGCGTTACTGGCCGACCTCGCAGGAGCAGCGCGACCTGTTCGATCCCGAACAGCTCAAGCGCGAAGCCGAGGATGCGTTCGTCGACCCGATCCACGACTGGATCGAGGCCCTCGGGCGCCCGGAGTTCACGCTGAACGACGTCCTGCAGGACGCACTGAAACTGGACGCAGGGAGGATGACGCGCGACGTGATGACGCGCGTGGGGATGCTGTTGAAGAAGCTCGGCTGCACGCGGCTCGAGCGGCGCAACGGCGTGAGTCGCTTCGTGTACGTGCTGCCAGCGTGGTCGAAATACCAGCAGGCGCAGCAGATCCGGGACAACCAGGTGGGGGACAGAGATGGGCCGTTGCCGCTCTAAACCCGAAAAGTTCCACACCTGTTCCATACCTTCGGCAAAGGTATGGAAGCCGGAGAGCAAGCACTGGCGCGGGGTTCCATACCTTCCATACCTTCCAGACCTGTTTTCTCCCGCGTGCGCACGTGCGCGTACACGTGAGCGCCCGCGCCCGCGCGCCCGCGCGCGTGTCTCGCCTTTTAGGTCTGGAAGGTATGGAAGGTATGGAAGAACAAGCACTGGCGCGGGTTTCGAGGCTCCATACCTTCGGCCAAGGTGTGGAACAGGTGTGGAGGCGAGGATGAGCGAACAGGCGAAGGGGTCGATGCGCGAGGCCATGCCGACGGTGGCGGGCTGGATCGACGAGCTGCGCAGGGCGTTCGGCGCCGACCAGGTCGACCCGAGCATCCGGGCTGGCATGCGGGGCGAGCCAAACAAGTTCTGGGCGATGGAAGGCGGTCACGAGCTGGGGACCGCCTTCGAGGAAGGAAGGAGGGTGCAGCCATGATCCGCATGTCCGTCCGGGCCGACCTCAATGCGGTGCGTGACCAATTGCGCAGGCTCGAGAAGGGTGTGCGCGAGAAGGCCATTGCCGCCGCACTGAACCGCACCGCAGAGATGGCAAAGACTGCGGCAGCGCGGGACATCACCGGCACCTTCAACCTGCAGGCGAGGTACGTCAAGGATCGCATCAGGATCCGCAGGGCATCGGCTCGCTCCGGTGTTCTCGAGGTGGTGCTGTCGAGTCCCGGCAAGCGATCGGCCAACCTGATCCGATACGCTGAAACACGGCCCACGGCGGCCAAGATTCGCAAGCGCGCCAAGTCCGGCACGCTCGGCGTATACGTGAAGATCCGCCGCGGCGACAGTTACAAGCTGGTCAAGGGCGCGTTCATCGGCAACCAGGGCCGCACCGTGTTCCGACGCGTGGGCAAGGCGCGACTGCCGATCGAATCCCTGCAGGCGATCGACGTGCCGCAGGCCATGTTCTCCGACATCGGCGTGACGAACCTCAAGCGCGCAGTCGCTCGCGTGTTCCCGCAGCGCCTGGCGTACGAGATCCAGAGGCTGATCGGGCGATGAAGCGCGGGTCCTTCCCATGCCGGTGTTGTACGGCTACAACGACGCCCGATCTCGCTCTAGTGTCTCGCCTTTCCGTTTGCCTTTCATCTGTGAAGCGAACCTGACAATGCCGCTCGTGACGCCTGCCGAATTCGCCAGGACGGTCGGTGTGCACCGCCAGTCGGTGTATGAGGCGATCCGCTCGGGGAGGTTGACGGCGCTCGATGGGAAGCTCGATACGGCCGTCGCAAAGATCCAGTGGGAGGCGAACCGCAAGCGTCAGCCGGTGCGGGTTGAGCCAGAGGCGCCCGCGGGCGAGGCGGCGGAAGGATCGGACTACTGGGGATCGAAGGCGCGGCGCGAGGCGGCCGAGGCCGAGATCGCGGAGTTGAAGGCTGCGGAGTTGCGTGGGGACCTGGTGCGTCGTGCGCTGGTCGAGCGCGAGCTCGCGGCCAAGCTGGTTGCGCTGCGGGAGTCGCTCGAGGTGCTCGCGGAGCGGCTGTCTGCGCAGGTCGCGGCGGAGTCCGACCAGGCGGTGTGCCGGCGGATGCTGCGCGACGAACACCGTAACGCGTTGGCCGGGTTCGTGGTGGCGCTCGAGGAGGTGATCGATGGGGTCACCTGAGCGCGAGCTGGTGCACCAGTTGCTGCGGGAGTACCTGCGGCCACGCGAGTCGATGCCGGTGGATGTCTGGGCCGACCGCTACAGGGTGCTGGCCGGAGAGACGTCGGCCGAGCCTGGTCCGTGGCGCACCGACCGAACGCCGTACCTGCGGCAGATCCTGGCGGACCTGTCGGACGACGCGCCGTATTCCGAGGTGGTGCTGATGTTCGGCACGCAGCTCGGAAAGTCGGAATGTGGCCTTAACTGGCTGGGCTACGGGATCCACCACGATCCCGGGCCGATGATGCTGATTCTGCCGACTGTCGACATCGCCAAGCGGTTCAGCAAGCAGCGGTTAGCGCCAATGGTGCGCGAGACGGACGTGCTGCGGGACAGAATCCGCGAGGCGCGGTCGCGGGACTCGGGCAATACGATGCTCGTCAAGGAATTTCCCGGCGGGATCCTGGTGGTGACGGGGGCCAACAGTGCGGCAGGGCTGGCGTCGATGCCGTCGCGCATCCTCTACGCCGACGAGATCGACGACTATCCGGACGACGTCGACGGGCAGGGTGAGCCGCTCGGGTTGGCGACGGCGCGGCAGGACACGTTCTCGCGCCGTAAGCGGCTGCTGTCGTCCTCGCCGAAGCGACCGCCGGGATTCTCGACGATCGAGCGGCGGTTCGATGCCGGGACGCGGTTCCGTTACTGGGTGCCGTGTCCGCACTGTGGCGAGTACCAGGTGCTCGAGTGGGGCGGGCGGGAGGTGGCGCATGGGCTGAAGTGGCGCGGCGACCCGTCGACGGCGCACTACGTCTGCATGCACTGCGGGGCCGAGATCGGCGAGCACTCAAAGTCGCAGATGCTGGCGGACGGTGAGTGGCGGGCCGAGAACCCGGACGCGCAGGTTCGTAGCTACCACCTTTCGTCGCTCTATTCGCCGCTGGGCTGGCTGTCGTGGTCGACGATCGTGCGCGAGTTCCTCGAAGCGGCGGTGGCGCTGGAGCAGGGCGTGACCGCGCCGATGAAAACGTGGGTGAACACTCGGCTCGCTCGTTGCTGGGCCGAGCCTGGCGCCAGACTGGCTGTTCATCAGTTACGGGAACGGGCGAACCGGGCCGGGCACCGGCTGCGCGATCTGCCGGACTGCGTGCTGGTGCTGACAGCCGGGGTCGACGTGCAGGACAACCGCCTCGAGGTCAGCGTCTGGGGCTGGGGCGCAGGCGACGAATCTGCGCTGGTCGATCACACGGTTCTGCCTGGTGACCCGGCGCAGCCGGAGATCTGGGAGCGGTTGGACACGTATCTCTCGACGCGGTTTCGGCGTGTCAGCGGCGCAAGCCTGGGGATCGAAGCGGTCGCGATCGACACAGGTGGGCACTTCACGCACACCGTCTACGGGTACGTGCGGGAACGCTCGCCAGGCCGGCGGGTGAGTGCCGACGGCGTGGCGTGGGTGCAGCGGGTCTATGCGATCAAGGGACTGGATCGACCGGGAATGCCTGTGAAGGGCCGCGCCAACCCGGTCGACATCAACTACCGCGGCCAACTCATCAAGCGCGGCGTGCAGTTGTGGATGGTCGGCGTGAACAGCGCGAAGGACGTGCTGTATGCGCGGCTGCGCCACGAACGGCCGGGCCCGGGATACGTGCATGTCCCGCAGGACGTGACGGACGACTGGTGCGAGCAGATGACGGTCGAGTCGCGGGTTCAGGCGCGCACTGCGCGAGGCGTTCGGATGGTCTGGGCGTGTCCGGCTGGAAAGCGGAACGAGGCGTGGGACTGCGCGGTCTACGCGCTGTTTGCCGCGCACGCGCTGGGGATCGAGCGGTACACGTCGACCATGTGGGAGCGTCTGGCCGAGCGGATAGCTCCGGCGCAACCGGACTTGCTTCATGTGGAACATCAGCAGGCGCCGGCCGCAGATCCGCCTCCTGTAGCACGCCGCGATCCGTTCGCCGTCGCGCTGGCTGCGCGCCGTCGACGCCGATTCTGAGGGGAACCATGCAACCGCACCGACCGGCACCGTTCGTCCTGCAGGCGTCGAGCCACGGCACGATGATCGTCAACCGCCACGACTACAAGATGATCGACGAGCACTCCGGGTTCGGGGTTGGCTGGCAGTTGATGACGACGTCGGTTTGCGAGGGGCCGGAGGTCGACCTGCTCGCGCACTTGTTGCGGTTGCGCAGAAAGCACTACGGCGACGGTGTGTATGCGGTGGATTGCGGCGCCAACATCGGCACGGTGACGGTGAGCCTTGCGACGGAGTGCTACGGCTGGGGGCAGGTCCTGGCGTTCGAGGCGCAGGAGCGGATCTTCTATGCGCTGGCCGGGAATCTGGCGCTGAACAACTGCCTGAACGCGCGGGCAATGTTCGCGGCGGTTGGGGCCACGGACGGCACGCTGGAGGTGCCGCGCATCGACTACACGCGCCCGGCGTCGTTCGGGTCGCTGGAGATTCGGCGCCGGGCGAACACCGAGGACATCGGCCAGCCGATCGACTACGAGAGAGCAGAGACCGTTCGGCTCATGCGCATCGACTCGCTTGGGCTGCCGCGGCTGGATCTGCTCAAGGTCGACGTCGAGGGGATGGAGTTCGACGTGCTGGCCGGTGCGGACGCGACGATCCGCGAGCTGCATCCGGTCATGCTGATCGAGCACATCAAGGTCGACGGCAATCAACTGCTCGAGGTGTTGCGCGGCTGGGGCTACGAGGTGATGCCTGCCGGGGTGAACGTGTTGGCCGTACATACGACCGATCCGATACTTGGGGTGTTGCGAAAATGAACAATGTGGCACTGTTGCGGTCGATCATCACCGAAGCGGCGCAGTCGGTGGTCGGGACGTCGCTGACGTTCGTGGAGCAGGAGCGGGTGTTCGCGCAGACCATGACGCGCCTGGTCGAGCAGCACGGCGGCACCGACACGCGGGTCTATATCCCCAAGACGGACCCGATGTCGCGGGCGATGCGCGCGCGCGAGATCCGTGCGCTGGCGCAGGGCGGGGTGAGCGTCGGATCGCTGGCGACCCGCTACGGGCTGTCGGTGCGCCAGGTGCGCCGGTTCGTTGGACGGACAAGTTCCGGCTAAAAATGTCCTGAGCGCAGCGGCACCCTGTGGGGGCGATCAAAGTCATCCACGAGGGCAAAAGCATGGAAAGCAAGGCGAGGGTCGGCGACAGCATGGTCGCCGCGGTGGTCACCCGTCCGGCGCTGGCCGAGGAGTTCAAGGCCCCGGCGTTCACGTACAGGTTCGAGTGCTTCGACGCTGCAGGCCGGATGCGCTGGGCCGAATGCGTCGAGAACCTGGTGACGACCGAGGGCAAGAACAGCCTGCTCGACGTCTACTTCGACGCTGCGACGCAGATCACCGGCTGGTATCTGGGGCTGAAGGGCACCGGGAACGCCGCGGCCGGTGACACGCTAGCCTCGCATGCCGGCTGGGCGGAGGTTACGCCGTACAGCGGCAATCGTCCGGCGATCACCTTCGGCGAGCCGTCGAGCGGTACGCTGGCGGCCAGCTCGGCGCTCTCGTTCTCGATTACCGGGTCAGCGAGTGTCTACGGCGGGTTCATCACGAGCGCGACGTCTGGCACGAGCGGCACGCTGTATTCGGCCGGCGACTTCGCAGCGCCGCGCACGGTTTCCTCTGGCGACACGTTGAACGTCACGCCGACCGTGACCGCGTCATGAAGTTCACCCGCAAAGGCTACGGCCAGTTGCGCCGGGCCGACGATACGGTCGTGGCTGTGTTTCAGGTGTAGGAGAGACGATCATGGCATGGCCTCTGTCCAGGGCGACGCTCGAACTGCGGTTCGGGCAGATCAATACCGAAATCCGGCACATCAAGTCCGTCACGCAACGGGCGAGGGACTTGTCGGTTGCCGGTCCGGTCGAGCGGCGGCTGTTGTTGGAGCTTCAACGCTCGCTCAATAGCAGTGTGGTCGCGTTGGATTCAGCGTCAGGACTGCCGCAGGCAGAGCGCAATGCGTTGATCGCCTATGCGCAGGATCAGTTCGGCGACGCGACGCTGGATGTTGCCGCTGAGTTCACGGCGCTGCGCAATACTGCCAATTCGTTGCGAGCGTGGATTCACACGAACTTTCCGCGTGATGCGGTGAGCGGCGCGGTGCTTGTATACACGGTGGCCGAGAACGGCGACGAGACGCATCTGACGTTCACGACCGCGCAACTTGCTACGTTCAGGACTCAGGCCGATACCCTGCTCGCACTGATCGGGTAGTCATGGCTCTCGCTCGCACTAGTCGGGGGTCGTGGAGCAGTAGCGAAGGCCACGGTACCGGCGGATTTACAACAGGGAGTTTCACTCCTAGCGCCAATTCTCTGCTGATCGTCACCGGTTCGGTCCTACCGAACAACGGATCAACGAACGTTTCAGGTTCGCTAACGATCAGCGATAGCGCCGGTCTGACTTGGACGGAAATTGCGAACGTTGGTAACGCGACGAACTGGTCGTCGGGTCAGCGTGCTTGGCGTGCGCCGGTAGGAGCAAGCCCGTCGTCGATGACGGTGACGGTCGATTGCGGCGCGAATGACATTTATTTTTATCTGACCACGGCAATTGATTTCACTGGGTACGACACGTCCACGCCGATTGGTGCGACGGCGACGGGTGGAAGTAGCGGGTCAACCGGATTAGGCACCGATGGAGCGGTGTCGATCACGTTGTCGGGCGCTCCTGCGTCCGATAGTTATGTGATTGGATTGCTCTGGCAAGATTATGGAACGGCGGGCACAAATAATGTAGCGCCGGGGTCGGGGTGGACTGAGCTTTACGATTTTCGCGGGTCAGATAATTACGAAGGAGTTCAGCTTCAGGAGCGTACCGGGTCAACGTCAACGACGGTTGGTTGGGATGACATTAAAAACGGCACTTGCTTCGTCGCCAAGACAATCGCGCTGGCGTTCGAGGTCAAGGCTGATGCTGGTGCCGCTGGAACTGTCGAGCAAGAGGGATTCCGCTGGGGTGTAGACGACGACGCCGAAGCGGATCACACATGGGCGGCTGCACAGGACGCTGATCTCACAGCGCCGCTCGATGAGAACGTGC